GAAGTGGTGGCGGTGCGAATCGGCCGCCCCCCATCGTCGATGGTGACGACTTCCACACCATGCAGAAACTCGCTCATTGCTTGTCACCTCCGCTCTTTTGTTCGGCGCCGCTGGCGCTCTTGCCGCCGCCCTTGCCCTTGCGCGCCGCCTGGCTCGCCGTCGGGCTCTCCAGGTGGGTGCCGACCAGGTACTTGGCCTGGCGCGGGTGCAGCTCCACCCGTTCGCCGGTTGTCAGAATCCGCCCCCGGTGCGGGAACGGGCGTTTCACTGTGTAGGTCTGTTGTTCCGCCACATTGCCTCCTACGTCACTGGATAGTTGCCCGCACTGGACCCGCCGGAAACGGGCACCTGGGCGTTCTGCTGGATCTCGTCCACCACCGCGTTGGCGATGGCCTCCGCGAACTTCTGCACCCAGCTATGCTCGCCGGATGCGTTGGCGCCCATGGCCACCATCTCGCTCACGATCCGGCCCTTGAGTTGATCCTTGCTCAGCGCCATTACTTGCCCGCCTTAACCGTGCTGCTGCCATCGCCGTGGGGCGTCCCCGTGAAGTGGCAGATATGCGCCGTCGTCACACAGGGGCTGCCGCCGTTCAGCTCAATGCCGGCTGCATCCACGGTCGCCTTGCCGCCCGCCTTGGCGGACAGGTCGCCCCCCACCTCCACGCTGGCATCACCGCCGATCTTCACCGTGCCGTTGCCGGCCACCTCCACCACCGCGTCGCCGGGCAGCTCCACGGTCAGGCGCTTGGCCTCCCGGTCGTAGGTGAAGCTGGCGCCGTCGCCCATGACCGTGCGGCGAATCGTCCCGGCATCGGCCGGGGCGTCGTAGTCCTGCTGGTACAGGCTGTCGCCGGCCACGGCCGCCACCGCGTCGCCGTTGGGCGCGAACACCAGCACCTGCTCGCCCACCGTGGGCGGCCACCAGGTGCGGTCCTCGCCCGCGCGGCGGGTGGTGAAGCGCAGCCAGGCCGAGTCGCGTTCGCCGATGCGCACCTGCACGCGCTGGGCCGGGTAATCCACGTCCACCACCGTACCCACCTGCACCAGGCGCACCATCCGGCGCTCCAGCTCGCGCACACGGCGCTCCAGGCTTGCCTCGCTCACGGCTGCGCCTCCTGTTCCTCGTAATCGTCGGGGTAGGTCTCGGGCGACCACCCCACCCAAATCTCGCTCGGCGTGTCACCGCCGGCCCACATGTCCTCGCCCACCAGCACCACCTGGCGCCAGGTCACCGCCCACAGGGCAAAACCCTTGTTGTCCAGCGCCGCGCTGTAGAGGTTCTGCACCCCTTCCAGGCGGGCGTGCTGCACCTCGGGCGCCAGCGCCCACTGGGCATCCTGGGCCACCTGGGCAAAGGCCACCGCCATGCTCATGGCGTCGCGGCCGCGCTGGGCCGGGCCCCGGGCATTGCGCGCCAGGCAGTAGGCCGCCCAGCGCACGTCCAGGGCCATGCGGCCATCACCCGGCTGGTGCTCGGCCAGCGGCGCATCCAGCGCCGCCACGAAAAACGCCGGGGCGGTCACCCGCCCCTGGGTCGGGCCATCGGCGCCGAACTGCCCCACGTAGGGCTCCACCTGGGCCAGGCCAGGCAGGGCGGTCTTGGCCGCCTCCAGAATCGCGTCCTGCACCTGCCCCAGCATCAGATAAACCCTTTGCTATCAGGGCGGCCCCAGATGCGGCCGCCGGACTCCATCTCGGCGCCGTCCGACGTTTCCGCCGTCTCGCCGGTGTCGGACAGCCCCAGGGCCACCTGGCCCGTGCTGATCCGCCGCAACACCTCCACGGCCGCCTTGTGGCGCTGCACCACCTGCTCCGGCGCGTGATCGTCGTACAGGTAGTAGCGCGCCAGGTCGGCGCACAGGCGCAGCAGAACCGTGGGCACCGTGGCCAGCGGCAGCACGTAACGCGCCGCCAGGTAGCCGTCGATCTCGGCGGCGGCGTCGCGCAGGGCGCGCTCGGCCACCGCCGTGTCGATCTCCCCGGCGTGGGCGCGGTCGGTCAGTTGCAGGATCTCCTGCTCGCCGAACCGCTCCACCAGGTCCTGAACGCCCGCGTAACTCACAGCCGTTTCACCTTGATGTGCCGGTCAGCTTCCAGGGCCTTGGCCACCGCCTCGGTCACCGTCACCTGGGCCGCCTCGCGGGTCACCGTCACGCCGGCACGGATGCGCCGGGGCAGACGGGTGGACACCTCCAGGGCCACGCCACCATCGGCGCCGTCCTGTTTCGGCTCGGGGTCCGGCTCAGGGTCCGGCTTGGCCTGCTGCTCCTCAGCGGCCTTGGCCTGATCCTGCTGGGCCTGCTCCTCAGCGGCCTGGGTGGCATCCTTGCTACCCTTGGCGGCCGTTGAAGTGCGCTTCTTGGTCTGTTCACCAGCCATTCAACACCCCCTTAAACGATCCACGGCGTAACCAGCAGCTCCGCCGAGTTCTGGTACACGTTGGTGGCGCCGCTGGCGTCACGTTCGGCCTTGAGCACTTCCAGGGCGGCCTGCTCCAGGGTGGGCGGCACCACCAGCAGGGTGGGGCGGATGCCCAGCGGGCGGCCGCCGTCGGCCTTGAGGCCCATCATGGCGGTACGCGCCGCGCCATAATTCGCCTTGTTCAGCGGCTGCTGGCTCTTGTAAGCCATCTGCCAGAACCCGAATCCCACGTTGGAGCGCGAGCGAACGCCGTAGCGGTACTCGTCCTTCATGAACACCTGCTCGTCGTCCTTGTCGGTCATCGCCTGAAGGTCGGGCTGCACGCGCTCCTGGTAGATCAGCGGCTTCAGTGCGCGGGACACATCCAGCAGGTACCAGGCCTCGCCCGGATCGGTGCCCGGAATGTCCTGGTTGGCCACCAGCTCAGCCGTGCCGGTGCCGTCCACCTCGGGGTAGACCGGGTGCTCGTTGTCGAAGAAGTTCTGGCCGTCGAAGCACAGCTCCGAGCCGCCGTTTTTCAGCAGCGCGAACACCAGCTCGTCCGGGTGCACCCCGGCGGCGCGGCCCATCTCCTGGAACAGCGGCGAATAGATGCCGATGTTGTCGTCCTCGATGTCGGTGCGCGCCACGCCGACGGTGGACTCCCAGAGCTTGTTCTCGATCTGGTAGCCGTGGGCCGCCATGTCCTTGATCACACGGTCGCCCACCCACTCGCGGAACTGCGGGAACTGGCCCAGCCAGCCGTAGGTGTTGGAGCGCGACGTGCTGGGCACGCGGGTGGCCACCTTGTCCCAGGCGCTGTCGGCGACCTGGAGGCCGTTCTGATACTCCCGGCGGAAGCCGGTCATCAGGGCCTTGAGCGTTTCGGCGGTGATAATCATCAGTTAGCCTCCTTGGATTTCAGGAACTCTTCCTCGGTCATGCCGAGCTGTTTGCACACCGCCAGCTCGGACTCCGAGAGCTTGGCCTTACCCTCGGCTTCGGGCGGCTTGCCGCCGCTCTGCTGGCCGGTCAGGGCCGCGATGGGCTGGGCGTTGTCCAGGTAGCTGCGCAGGGCGGCCACGTCCTTCTTGCCCAGGTTGCGGGCCCAATCCTTCATGGCCGGCAGCAGGCGCCCGTCCTCCAGGCCCTGACCCACCAGGCGGTCCACCTCGGAGCCCTGCACCTGGCTGGACAGGCTCGCCACCTGTTCCTGCAACTGGCGCACGGTCTCCACCGGCACGTACTTGGCCGGGTCCGGCTCGTCGATTGCGGTCTTGGCGCGGGCAGCCGCCAGCGCCTCCTGCAGATCGTCGGTCTGGGCCGCCTTGGCGCGCAGCGCCTCGATGGCCTCCTGGATCTGTTCTTTGCTGGCGTCCTTCGCAAGACCCAGCAGCTTCAGCGTTTCTTCGTCCACGTCGGATGCCTCCTCGTGAATAGTCGTGGTCAAATAACGGGCAGCCGCCAGGTCGGCGATGCCGTCGATGGCCGGATTATTGGTGACGGCCGCCATCAGCAGCTCGCGCACCTCGCCGGTGTTCTGGTCGTAACGGAAAACAGGGGAAAGAAAGCGGTACTCGTCGGCCTCGATCATGGCCCGGGCCCGCCCGGTCCACTCCACATCCACCGCGTACAGGCCGTCGCCCTCGCGCCACTCCAGGCGCTCGAACCAACCGGCCGCCGGGGCCGGCTGGCCGCTGGTCTCGGCGGCCCGGGTCTGGTGCTCGTAGTCGATCACGAACGGGGTGCGCCGCTGTTCGGCCAGCGCGATCACTCGCGCCGCCGCCTCGGCCTCGATCACCCAGGCGGGGATGCCATGCGGGCGGCCGTCACGGGCACGGAACGATCCGGCCGGAAACAACTGGATCTCGCTGCCGGCGTTACGGATGCGGGCCGCGCAAGCGGCAATGTGGGTACGAAGTGCGTTAGCCATGGCGCCAGTGTCGGGCCAACGGCGGACGCGGATAAGATGAAGAACTTCAGCAAGTGGGAGGGGGTGGAACGGCAGGTGGGTGTAGCGTATCGGCGAGGGCGCGCCGCGTCCAGAAATGGATACCTGTTTAAAACCCGTTTAAATCCTTCTGTGCGCGTTTAACGTCTCGCGGCCCACCCATGGCAGCCAGAAACGCGTGTGCGGCCTCTACGGGCCTCACAGGGGCTATTTTGAGTCCCAGCTCTGGCGGGCGTGATCCTCCAGAATGTGCAGCACCTCGGCGGCGTCCTCGGCACTGAATCCCAGAAAGGGGCGGGCGGGGATATCGCCCCAGGGGATCGGCCCGCCCCGGCGGGTCTTGCCGAACGCCCCCTGCTTGGCCCCGAACTGGTGAGGGGCGGCGTAGTCCAGGTTGGTGCCCTGGCGCATTTCGCGGTCGTCGGCCCGGTAGTGAATGGAGCCACGCAGCAGGGGCGCCTCGTGCAGTATACGCGGGTTCTTCTTGCGCAGCAGCGTCACCGGGCTGTTGGCCTTCCAGCGCCGCCCCTCGGGGTCCTGCTGCGCCTGGAAGC